GGCTGGCATAAAACGCTGTCCAACGTTGGCGTCAACGGCGTGACCGGTCTTTCCGCCAGCGTATTCTGGGATTTACAGGCGACCGGCACCGATGCCGATCTGCTGAATGAGGCCTGCATTACCACGCTGGTGCGCAAAGATGGCTTCCGCTTCTGGGGCAACCGCACCTGTAGCGATGACCCGTTGTTCGCATTCGAAAACTACACCCGCACCGCGCAGATCCTGGCTGACACCATGGCCGAAGCGCACATGTGGGCGGTCGACAAGCCGATGACCCCTTCCCTGATCCGCGACATGATCGACGGCATCAAAGCCAAAATGCGCGAAATGAAATCCGCCGGTTACATCATCGATGGCAACTGCTGGTATGACGAAACGGCTAACACGCCGGAGTCACTGAAAGCTGGCAAGTTGTACATCGATTACGACTACACACCGGTCCCACCACTGGAAGATCTGACCCTGCGCCAACGCATCACCGACAAATACCTGGTGAACTTTGCCGCTTCCGTGAACAGCTAAGGAGATTTTGACTCATGGCACTCCCTAAGAAATTGAAATATCTGAACCTGTTCAACGACGGGAACAGTTACCTCGGTGTGGTTTCCTCACTGACCTTACCAAAACTGACTCGCAAGCTGGAAAAATACCGGGGCGGCGGTATGAGTGGTGCTACCTCCGTAGACTTCGGTCTGGATGATGACGCGCTGGCCCTGGAGTGGTCTATCGGCGGCATTGATGAGTTGGTGCTGCAGCAATGGGGCAGTACGGCAGATATTCCCCTGCGCTTCACCGGCTCCTTCCAGCGCGACGACACCGGTGAAATTTCCGCTGTAGAAGTGGCAATGCGCGGCCGTCACAAAGAGTTTGATTTTGGTGAATACAAACAGGGTGAAGATAGCGAAACCAAAATCACCACTGACTGTACTTACTTCAAACTGACCATCGACGGTAAAGAGCTGATTGAAGTCGATACCGTCAACATGCTGGAAATCGTCAACGGTGTTGACCGTCTGGCGGAACACCGCACGGCGCTCGGCCTTTAACTCTCTATAGCCGGCAACGTTTTGCCGGCTCCTTTTCTGATTAACAGGATCCCTCATGAATCCCGATGAAAATAGTGTCGTTCTTGATGTACCGCTTAAGCGCGGCGACGTTGAAATCACTGAAATCCAGGTCACCAAACCGAATGCCGGCAGCCTGCGTGGCATTGGCCTGGCGGCACTGGCCAACGCTGACGTTGATGCGCTGATCACCATTTTGCCGCGTATCACCTATCCCAACCTGACGAAAGAAGAGTGCGCCCGCCTCGAGTTACCCGACCTTATTGCACTGGCGGGCAAGGTGATCGGTTTTTTATCGCCGAAGCAGGCCGGGTAAATATCGATCCCCGTCTGACCGTTGATGATCTGATGGCAGATATCGCGGTGATCTTTCATTGGCCGCCGTCCGAAATGGACGGCATGTCACTCACAGAACTGATGAACTGGCGATATAAAGCGTTGCAACGCAGCGGAGTAAAAATAGATGAGTAATCTCGACAAGATCCCGGCGACGTTGGGGAAAATCATTCAGCAGCTCCAGCCGTTGAAAAAAGCCACCTCTGATGTCTGGAAACGTTTTACCCAACTACCGCAACAAACCTTGTTTAGCCGGATGTCAGAAGATATCAACAGCGCGTCCGGAGAACTCCAGGGGTTTGAGAAAGGGTCGCACGTATTAGATAACTTAGCTGCGGGCCAAAACCAAGTCACGGCCAATGGCCCGGGTCTCCTTCGACGCACAAAATCTGCTGAGACGAGCAACCAGAAGCAATTGACAGGCCGCTCTCTGGAAATCTTCCAGCGGTCACACATTGAGAGCCAAAAGCAACAAGGCAATGACGCAGGCCAGCAATACAAATTCCGGACACACAAAATTGAACAGCTGAAAAACACCAGCTCATCGATGGTCGCCTTCGCGCAACCTAAACTCGAACTGGCGAAAAGTATTCTGCAACCCGGCGCTGATTTGCAAAAAGGCTTATCCGAAATACAGGCAAAACTTGGCCTGCAAAAGAGCGATCCGCGCCTGGCTGCACTGCGCCAGCAAACGCTCTCCATGGCGAACAGCGGCCACAGCCCTGCTGACGTTGTTGCTGAGCAAAGCAAGCTGGCGACGAGTGGCCTGAATGCGGATCAAATTCTGGCCCAGACGCCGACGGCGCTAAACGGTGCCACCCCGGCGGCGCAAACCGAAGTGCGGGTAAAAGGCGACAATCTCGACGGTGATATCACCAAGCTGTTCGCCACCTGGGACACGATTCGAATCAATCTGTTTGAGGGGCAAAGTGCCGCGTTGCGTGAACTGACACAAACAGCGACCGGATGGCTGAACACCCTCAATACCTGGATCACTGAAAACCCTTTGCTTGTAAATTCGTTACTGAGTCTGGCGCTCGGTATAACGGGGATTATTGGCGGGTTGGGATTTTTAGGCACCGTGATCGCCCCAGTGCTGAGTGGTGTAAACCTGTTAATTGCTGGCGCGGGACTGCTGGGTACCGTATTTACCGGCGCCGGTGGGATCATGGGCGCTGCGTTTGCCTTAGTGGGCGCACCCGTGATTGCTCTGATCACTGTGATTGCAGGTATAGGTCTTGCCGTCGTCAAACTGTGGGAGCCCATCAAAGCTTTTGTTGGCGGAGTCATTGAGGGTTTTAGCGCGGCAATGGGGCCCGTCAGCGATGCTTTTTCTCCCTTCAAAGCCGCATTTGGGTGGATAACGGATCTGTTCAAACCCATTAAATTTTCTCAGGATGTACTGAGTGATTTCAGTGAAGTGGGCAGAAAAGTGGGTGCGAGCATCGCTGAAATCTTTGTCACGTTGAACAAAGCATTCTCACAAATAGGCGAACTGCTTACCCTTGCTCGCAAAGGCATTGATTGGGTGTTTGGCTGGGATAAAAACGATGATAAGGATGCATCAAGCAACGATGCATCTCCGTTCAGTAACGGCATTTCTCCCACGGGCGGCACCTTAAATCTGTATCAGCCCGCGACACCACACGTGGCAACAAATCTTACAGACAGCCGGACAACGACTCAGAACTTTGCCTTCTATGCGACGCCTGATACCGATCACAAACAGCTGCAGACTGCCGTCATGGAGGCATTGGATCAACAAAAATGGAATGAAACCAATTCATTACTTAGCCAGTACGATTATGGAGGGCGTTACGCATGATGATGACTCTGGGATTATTTGTTTTCAAACTCAGGACCCTGCCCTACCAGACGCTAAAAAGAGACGTGGGGTATAGCTGGGCCGAGAACGCACGGGTGGGACAACGTCCTGTTACGCAATATCTCGGTTTAGGCACTGAAACTATTACCTTATCCGGACAACTTCTGCCGGAGATCACTGGCGGCCAGCGCTATCTGCACGTTTTTGAAAGCATGGCTGACTCTGGCCGTGCATGGCCGCTCATTGAAGGCAGCGGCACAATTTACGGCATGTTTGTAGTTCAAAAAATCAGCCATTCAAACTCTCAACTCAACCCTGACGGACGTGCCCGCACGATTAGTTTCGACCTGACCTTAAAGCGTGTTGATGAATCTTACGTAGCCATGCTGGGTGATTTGCAGGAACAAGCTAACGGCCTGTATGAAAAAGCGAGTAAGACCCTACAACAATTTTATCCTGGCGGACTCAGCACATGATCACTCAACTTCAGTTACCGGCAGGGGCCAAAATCATGCCGGATTTTACGCTGAGCGTAAAAGATAAAGCGCTGGAAAAAAGCGTTCGTGAAAGAGTTATGTCGATCAAAATGACCGACAACAGCGGCTTTACTGCTGATACCCTGGAAGTCATTTTTGATGACAGCGATGGCGCTTTTCAGATGCCGGAGCGAGGAACAGTATTACATTTACGCCTGGGCTGGTTGGGTCAGGCGCTATATGACTGTGGCGCATTTATTGTTGATACCATTACCCACAGCGGTGCACCAGACAAGCTGAGTATTGTGGCCAGAAGCGCTGATTTTCGTGGAAGCTTTGATACTAAG